TATATACAAACCAGCGGCTGGAGGGTTAGAAAACTCTATAGCATTGTTTACAACAAAAAACTCTGTAATATACTCTTCATAATCACCTGGTAAGCCAGTGCTACTTGTGTATAGTTTAAAGTTGTTTAAAGAATAATTTATATTTTCAGGGTCAAAATTCCCCAGTATTAGATCTGTATTAAAAGTGGTTTTAAACGATGTTTTAACATTGTCACCTCTAAAGCCTTGAGCGCCTTGATAGTATTGTTGGTTTGTTTCCGTTATTAAACTCATTTGTTATGATTTTTCGTTTATTTCAACTTTTTGAGATTCTTGCTCTGCAGCTTGAATTATTGTAGGGTCCTTTATTATTATACCGCAATATTTTAATATATTTATTATTATGTTATTTTTTTCAGAAATATCTAACTCAAAATTAACAGTAGAAGAACCCGAAGTTCCCGATGGGCTAAATAAATATTGACCTAACGAACCAATAGTAAAACCCCAACTTGGTGGTGTTGGTTTAAATAAAGAGTTTATAGTTACCTCGCTTGGCTTTGGGTTTATTTTTAAAAGTAGTTGATTTGTTGTTTTAGGAAATATAGGCGTAACTGTAGTTGTAGTTAAGCAAAGTGGGTTTTTATTAGTTGGCGCGGTTAATTTTGATCTTGTTATTTTAGAATAATCTTTTTTACTACACAACTGTGCTGTTGAATCTACAATAGGATTTACATCGCTGTAATTTGTAGATATTTCACCTATTTTATAAAGTTCTCCAGCTCCAGAATAAACCCAACCATCATTGGGTGTATCGTAAGTAAATGTAGTTTCTTTTTCAAAAGGGTATAACTTGTAAGATATATCTTTAAACATATCAAAAAACTCAGTATCATTTTGAGCGTTTGTTTGGTTTTTTCTATTTTGTTGATTTCCATCTGGAAAGTAAGACTGAAATATTTCGTCTTGAACTTGCTCTGCAATGCTATTAAACTCAGCGGGTGTTATGTAACCTCTCTGCTCTTTGTTTATTATATACAAGACTGTTTGATATACCGTGTTTACACTTACTGCCATTTTTTGTTTTTTATTATAATATATTGGAGACCACTTGCGTAGCCTCCATTATATTAGTATTACTTGTTTTTATAGTTTTTTATCTATAGACTTATAGATTTCTACACCTTCGTCAGTTTTTAAGAAAGCCGCAAATGCAGAATAAGGGTTTTCGTCAAATGGTACATTCATTAACTTCCTGCCGTTTGATCCCCATGTAAATGTTCTTTGATCTCCTGATAAATTTATAATACCAGATTCAGATGCTCTAATAGCAAAATTACGCAGCATAACATTTTCATCATTAGCAAGACTTATAAAAGTTGCTGGATTACGTCTAGCAAATAACAATAAATCTCTTTTCAATTCCTTAGATCCCATAGTTGTTACTTTAGACCCTAACTCAACTCTCAGTATAGCTTCTGCTTGATCTATATCCATTGTCTTTGCAGCAGACATCGCATCAAACTCTAAGTTTAAATAATCAAGCTCATCAACAGCTTTTTTAACTGAATCAAACTCACTGTATTTAACATCCTTGTAAGGGTGGTAAATAGATAGTAATTTTTGTAAGTTTTGTTTTTCTTTTGGTACAGTTAAAGTTCCATTTTTAAATATAATATGACCTAACGTAACTTGCCCTTTTTGTTCTTGAACAAATACAGAGTTTTGGTTAGTAGCATATCTAAGTTCTTTTTGAGTGTTTTCATTTTCATCAAACCAAATTAATGGATATCTAGAACTATGTTTTGAAGGTATTGTGTGTGTGAGTGGGGTTTGTGGACCTTTTAAAAAATAAGTCCTATCTTTAATTTCCCACGTTGGTTTTGCGGGTTTTTGTGGTGCAGTTTTAACTGCTACCTCTTGAGTTGCAACCTCAATTGTTTCTTCTGCTTTAGTAGCTTTTTTAGCCATGATATAATAAAATTAAATAGTTTAAAATTGTGACAATAGCCATAGTATATAAATAGTAAGGGGCTAATGTCATATAAGAGTAATAATTACCCCCGTCAGTTCAACGAGGGTAAGAATTACATTTGTTTAGTTTAACTATGCAGCGTTAAATAACACGAAGTTATTAGCAGCTTGCACACATAAACATCTTTCAGTTAAGAAATGTACTTGCATCGCATCTAGTGAAGAAGTGTAAGCTCCACCTGCAGAACCAGTGATCCAAGACTTCATACGACGATCATCAGCTTGTGAAGCTCTGTATCGTACATGTAAGAATGGTCGACGGATGTTAGTTCCTAAGATTTGATCGTAAACAGTAGAAGTTCCAGCTGGTACTAATATACCATCGATACTAGCAACTGCAACACCACCACGAGTAGATGCATCGTTAAGATATTTCCAGTCAGTCTTATAGAAATCGTAAGATCCTCTACGGAATCCGCTAAACCCTAAGTTCAAAGCCATTTCTTCTGAGTTTTCAAACAAACCAAAAGCAGTTCCACCGTTGTTTCCGTTAGAAATAGCAGCTAACATATCATCAAAATCTAAAGAAGTAGCTCTATTTAAGAAAAGCATATTTTCTTCAATTGCTCCTTGAGTGTCTAAGTTTTTAAGAATCTCATCAAAAGAACCTAAACGATTTGCATCAGTTTCACCAGCAGCGCTGAATCCAGTAACAACGTTACCACGATCTTTTACAGCTGCAAATAAACCTTCAGTACCTTTATACCCAGCAGTAGCAAGTGTTCCACCAGCTTTTGCTAGTTCACCTTCAACTACAGACATTTCTAAGTAATCTTCAAAACGTAAACGAGTTTCAGATTCAGCTTTTAAATACCATAAGTACCCAGATGTTCCGTCTTCAGTAGCAACTTCAACCCATCCAATCTGTGCCATATCAGATCCATTGATCTCATATTTAGACTTGATAATTATTGGAGAATTGCTAAACTGTGTAAAAGATGGTTCAACAGAAATTAAACTATCGTCAGTTGTTCCTTTTTTAAACTCAGAACCGTATACGAAAATTTTCAAAGTTGTTGAGCCTGATAAATCAACTTCACCAGCACCACCACCTGCAAGAGTATCTTGAGTGTAAGGAGTTACTTGTAAAACACCAGCTGCTAAAGCAGATCCTGGAGTAGCGCCAGAGGCATCTACAAAACATTTCGCTGGGTCAGCTACTACAATTGTTTGTCCTGGAGACACAACGTTTTGAACGAAAGCAGTTCCAGCTCCACCAACAGTGATAGTAAGTTCTGTTCCAGCTACGTTAGAAGCTACACCATCATATGCGATGTGTAATCTGTTTTGCTCTGACCATACAACTTGATCAGAAGTCATTGGCATTTCAGCTCCTACCATACGTAAGAATCCAGATAACGTACGGTTTCCGTAACGCTCTACTTCTTGCTCATAAATCTCAGGTAGATACTGTTGTGCAAAGTCATTTCCTCCACCATCTGTGAAGTTTAAGTAATTTGATTCAAGCGTCTGCTGTTTTTGAGACGGCTTGATTGATCCTAAAAAAGGATCTGGGCTATAAGTTATTGCCATTTTTTTTAATTTTTTTAGTTAAATTTTCTTGTTTTTACTCTTAGTTTTGTAGAGTCAGCACCTGAAATCGCTTTAACTTTAAATCCGTTAACAAACACATCACCTTGAGTGGACCTAGCTTTGGTATCACTTAAGTTTTTTGATTTGTTCATAACGTCTTTTACAGCGTCGGCTTTTCCTTGCTCATAAAAATGAGCGGCAATCTTGTCTACGTTTTCAGCGGCATACATAGCTTTGTGATAACCTTTCGTGTCACTAACATTACCATCAGAGTCTAGGAACTTCCCGACAAGGTTGTTAATATTTGATTGGTTTTCTGCAACTCTATCTCTGTTTTGAATATTGTACTTATAATTCTTATCACCGACTTTGATATCGAAACCTTCGAAACCATCGCTAAAAAGTTGTTTAGTACTTTCTTTAAATTTAGAATGTTGTTGCTCAGCTAATTCCTGCTGCTTATTATATCTGTTGAAAAAGTCCATTGCTTTTTGTTGATCCTGAGTAACGCCCGGTCTCAACTTGATCTCGTCGTAATATTTACTCTTAGTCTCTTCTAAAAAGCCTTTGGCCTTTGCAACTTCTTCTTTAAACGCAAGTTTTTTCTTACGTATATCTTTATCCTCGTCTAGATCTTCATCATAATCAAAGTCTTCTAATAACAACTCAAGATCTGAACTATCTAAATAAGGTTTATTTTTTTTGTAATATTCTTTTAACAATGTTTTGTCATCTACATTAGAGTAGTCCGCATTTAAACGAGTGTAATCCTCTATAGTTCCACCTGTTTCTTCCATAAATGAAACTAATTTTTCGATGTTTTCTGGTAATTGCCTACCTAAAACTTTTTCATCTCTCAATGCTTCTTTAACCTCAGCTTCTACTTTAGCTACTTCAACTTCTTTGATTGGTGTAAATTCTTCAGCATTTTTGACGGGCTCTTGTACTTGTTCTCCCACCTTAGTGCTATCTCCGGATGGTTCTCCCACAAGAACTTCCTTTGTTTCTCCGATTTGAATGGCATCTTCTACTTTTGTTTCTTCTTTAGGTATCACCACTTTGGTAACTTCCTCTTCAACTTTTTTCACTGGTTCTTTTAATTCAACCTTTGTGATTTCATTTTTTTTACCTAAGTTTTTAGGTTTTGGTTTTGACTTTATTTTAAAGTCACCTTCTTGTTTTACTTCTGACATAATATAATATAATTAAAAAAATTGTTTACTTTCTACATGAAAGCTTGCATACCCATATCGGGTTGGTTTTCAAAGTCTACTGGTAAGCTATCGTTTTGTCTTTGGCTTATCATTTCACTTTGTTGTGTAGCTTCCATTTTGCTACGTTTATCTTTTCTATCTTCTATAGCTGATTCTTTTTGCTGCATTGCTTGAACCTCTAATTGCTTTAGTTGCATATCGTATTCAAACTTTTGTTGCATTTTAATTTTTTCTAAATCAGCTGCTATTTGCATTTTGTTTATTTCCATTTGCGCTTTAGCTTGCTCGTACTGCACTTTAGAACCTGATATAGCTTCTTGTTTTTGAACTTCAGCCATAGCTGTTTTCTCAGCAGTACTAGCTTGAGCGTCGGCTTGAGCTTGTATATTAGCTTGTTGGTTAACTTGGTCTTGAATAGCTTTTTGCTTACGCTTAACCTTAAGCATTTGATTAGCTAGCTTAAGATTTTTAATTTGTCTTAAATCTATAGCATCTTCTAAATCAATACCGCCTTGACCTAATGCAACTTGAATATTTTGCTCCAACTTAGCTTGCTCTTCATCGTCTGGCTCTAATTCTAAGAATATACCAAAGTCATATAAGTTTAAATCAATAACCTGTTGAAGCGTTTCAACATTAAAGGTTGATATAGAGTTTTTAAGCGATTCAGCTGTTAATGGGAAATGTAAAGCGTCTGCTATTTTAAGAGACACATTTTCTGCTAGCTTTAATGTTAGATATAAACTAGCTTGTTTAATATGTCTAGTTGCAACGTTAGACGCGTTAGCGGCCATCTTTTGAAGACCTACTAACGAGTTTTTATCTTGTGAGCTCCCATCTCTAGCTTCATTTAATCCCGTCACGTCACGTATCATCTGTAAATAATATTGATACGTTTGTATAAGCGCTTGTATTTTACCTAAGCCACTTGAGCTATTAAGTTCTTGAATAGGTACTTTACCTGGGTTTATATCACCGTCTTGTGTCATTGATCTACCTACAATAGAACCAGTTTGGAAATACATATTCAAAGCCTCTGCGGGATTGTAGTTAGTTCCATTGCCAAGATCTACCTCAGCTAAACCGTCCATATCTAAATAAACACCATCTGGTACCATTCTAGACATCACCTGTTGCAGTTTAAGATGTGTTAGTTGAATCATATCTGCAAACCCAATACATTTGCTTACAACAGACTCTATGCGTCCCTTATACATTCTAGGAGCACATATCGTGTAATTCATTTCAACTTTAGTTGTATCTGCCATTGGTCTAGACATGTTCTCTGCTAATTTCCAGTCTAATATAGTATTAGTTCCTAAAACTTTAGCTCCAGTATATAAAACCTCTATTGATCTAGATACTCTTTCAAAGTTGTCATTTTCAGGTGGATTAAATGTATCTGGCTTTTCTAAAGCTTTTAATAAACCTGAATCTGTTTGTTTTATTTTAAATACTTGATTATGGTAAGTCTTATATTCAAAGTACATAACTTGTACAGTGTTTTCATCGTAATTACCCCAACCGGTTATATATTGCCTGTTACCAGGTGTTTCTTGTATTTTCTTTAACTCTTCCTCTGATATATTAGGAAACTCTTTTTTAAGCTCTGGAATTGTTATAGACTTAACCTCACCTACATAGTATATGTCTTCAAAGTTTGGATCTTCTGTGTATGAGTAAACCATGTAAGAAGGATCAACGTAATCAACTGTAATTCCTTCAGCTGTGTTAAAGTTAGTTTTACCAGCAGCAATACCAATAGTCGTAAGATCCATGTTTAATCTACGTCTTACAAGATCATATTTGTTTTGAGCAAACACTGTTGATATAGCCTCTTCTTCTGCTATTTCAATTGACTGCTTATAGCTAAGCTGCATATGTAGTTCTAACTCTTCTTTAGATTCTGGAACTACAACTCCACTTGGTTGATATAAGTCAATACCTAAAGTTTGTTTCAAACCATCTAGATACTCTTTAGCGACCATATCTTCTTGAAGCTTGCTTGCATATTCAGTTCTTCTTTTAACTGAGTTAGGATCTTGAGAATAAGCTTTAATATCGTAAGACTTTTGTGATATACCGTTAACTACGATGTCCACGAACTTAGATAAAATAGGTACTGGCTTCCAGTCTAAATTAAGATAAGACAAATCACCGTTGATAGATAATTCATCTTTATATTTCTGTACAGGTTGTTCACCTCTAGCATATAGTCTTAATGTGTGGAAATTATTCCAATTAGTTAAGTATCTGTTACCTCCAGTTCGCCCTTGGTCAAACCACTCATATTCTATTGCTTGAGCAACTTGAGTTCCGTATTCCCAGCTGTCTTTTTCAGCGTCGCTTACTACTTGGCTTGGAAAAGCACTGTTAGTGTTAGTGTATATACCCATTTAACTTATTATTTTTGATGTGACACCTTTGTTGTCATATTTTTTAATTCCTAAATTTACAGCTTCTCTTCTAACTGGAGCAGACGGAGCGTATCTATGTTTGTTACAAGCCATTAAAGCAAGTCCAGAGCTAATAGAAGCATCATGCTTTGTTCTATTATTTATATTAAACTTAGCCCAGTCTTCTAATGTTCTTTGAAAGTACATATCACCGTAACCTGTAGTTTTTAAACCTACAAAGTCTTCTATATAAGACTCAATTGCCGCGGCGTGAGCTTGTTTTATATCTTCACTTGAATTTGGTATTCCACCTAATTCTCTTTCTGTTACTGATAATTTATTATATTTTCTATCTGGTCTATTTATAGAGAACTTTCTATAACCTCTTCTTTTTAAATGATATAATAATCTAGGTTTATTATTCTCTGCTAATATTGGCATACCGTAAAAAACCAAAGCCATTAAAACATCTTCAAAAAATATTTCAGCAGTTTGTGGTCTAGCTATATATTCTAAAAAGAAATGGTTTGGGGGTACGTCCTCCATACTAAACTTAGTTAAACCGTGTAAAGATCCATTTGATCCTCTTTTATCAACTGTACCTGATATATCATAGCTATCGCAGCCAAAGGCTCCGCAGTGTTCATTACCTGGATATTTAACTCCTCCCTTTATTATCACACGATTTTGGAGATTTAAAGGTGGAACCCAGGAAACTCTGAATCTACCGTTTTTATTTGGTACAAATATAACCTTTGTATCTTTAACTCCGTTTTCCCATTGAAAGCTTCCTTGAGTAACTGATATTGAGTTTTTAAGATCTTCATTAAAATCTATTTGCTCGTATATTTTTGTTAGGTTAAATAAAGATTCTTTAGACTCATCTCTAAATGCGTGTTTAGTTGTGCGCGGAAATTGTCTATAAAATTCATTTAAACCATCTTGATCGTTCTTAAGACCTTCAACTTCATTGTCCCAATATTCTATTACTCCTTGTGCTATAACGTCTCCAAAAGGACCTACTACTTCTTTTTTTGGTGTGTTGAATACAGGAAAGCCATAAGAGTCAATGTAGCCTTCGTAGTTCCATTCCATAGGTATGAACAAAGAATATAATCCTGAGCGAGTCTGTCCATTGGCGTTTCTTTGTGTAACGTCTGAGTCATTGTAAAGTTTTTTAAAGTTATCTCCTCCTTTATCTAAAGCATTTGATGTTGATCCCATCATACACTTACCTATAATTCTAGAACCTAACCTTAAACAAGTTTTAGTTACCCTCCAGTTGTTTAATATGTTTGTTGGTCTTTCCCACTTTCCACTTTCATCGTGTACTAGTAGTTTTAATTTTTCACCGTCATACGAGTTGTCGCCTGTGTTTTTCCAGTCGATCGTTGTGTCGAGCCCTGTGATCTCTTGTAGCTTTTCGTTTGAATCGAGCTTACGCCTTGTGAACTTTGATGCTGGTACCCTGTAGGCAAGCTCTGTCTTCGGCCTGTCCATACCGTCTTGGATTGGTTTGAAAAAGAAGGGGTAGTTGACCGATATTGGGACAACTTTGTCAGTAAACATCTTCTTTGCATCGGGTCCAGATTTCGAGAGTATACCAA